CGAGCCAACGTTTCGAGGGCGATCAAGAAGCTGGTCGATGCGGAGATCCTTCAGAAGCTGCCGGACCCGAACGACAACGGGCGCAGCATCTACAAGCTGAACAACATCGTCGGCTGGCGAGGCAAGTCGTCAGACTGGCACAAGGACAGAGAGCGCGGATCAAACAACGTGATTCGCGCCAACTTCAGGAAGCGGCCCGCCAAGTAGCGGGCCTTTCTGTTTTAGAGCCTGCCAGACAGGCTCAAAGGCACCCCCTATGGCTGATCCTCAATCCGACTACTCGGAGGTCGCGTCGCGCGTCTTCGCGGGCGACACTGCTGCCGTCGACAACCCGCTGTTCGGGCTCGGCCAGGATCTGATGTCCGAGTTCCTGCGCGCCGAGACCGAGCGCCGGGAGGTCGAAGAGCGCTGGCTGCAGGACTTGCGCCAGTACAAGGGGCGCTACGACCCCGAGGTCGAAAAAGAGATCGTCGGCAGCAAGGCTTTTCTGCGCAAGACCCGGATCAAGATCGAGTCGGTCGATGCGCGCATGACCGATCTGCTGTTCCCGGCCAACCGCGAGCGCAACTACCAGGTCGAGGCGACACCCGAGCCCAGCATCCCTGCGCCGCAGAAGAAAAAGCTGGTCGAGATGCTGACGCAGCTCAATCAAGGTCAGAGGCCGGATGCGCAGACGATCAAGAGCGCCGTGAAGGACTTTGCCGATCAGGCTGCGCGCCGGATGGATGACCGCATCCACGATCAGCTCACCGAGGCCAAGTATCGCAAGGTCGCGCGCTCCGTCCTGCACTCGGGCCACCTCTACGGCACCGGCATCCTCAAGGGGCCATTGGTCGAGCATCGCACGCGCCTGACCTATCAATGGGATGACGAGAAGGGCCGCTTCGTGCAGACCGTCCAGCGCTTCTCGGCGCCGTTCCTGTCGGACGTGCCGATCTGGCACTGGTATCCCGACATGAGCGTGACCGAGCTCGAGCACTGCGGTTTCGTCTGGGAGCGTCACCGTCTGTCGCGCAAGGACATCGCGGATCTGGCCGAGCGAAAGACCTTCGCAAGCGACAAGATCCGCACCTACATCAACGGCAGCCCGGACGGCTTCATCCGGCTCTTCTGGTACGAGCACGAACTGCGCGAGATCGGCGACCAGCGCACGCTGATGACGTCCACACGCTCCGGGCAGTACGACCTGTATGAGCGCTGGGGCTACCTCTCGGGCGACAAGCTGCGCGCCTGCGGCGTGGAGGTGCCCGATGACCGGCTGCACGAGAGCTTTTTCGCAAACGTCTGGCTGCTGCCGGACGGTGAAGTCATCCGCGCCGTGCTGCAGCCCATCGAAGGGCAGACGTGGCCGTATCAGCTCTACTACCTCGACAAAGACGAGACGAGCATCTTTGGCGAAGGGCTGGCGTCGATCATGCGCGACGACCAGGAGATGATCAACGCGGCGATTCGCATGCTGCTCGACAACGCTGCGAAAACTGCCGGCCCCCAGTTCGAGGTCTATGTGCCCGCGTTCCCGGCCAATGCGAACCTGACCGACAGCTACCCCGGCAAGATTTGGCCGCGCATCGGCGGCGACATGCAGTTCCCGGCCGTGCGCCCGCTGGAGTTCCGCGCGCACATGCAGGAGCACGTGGCGATCCTCGAAATCTTCGATCGCAACGCCGACGAGACGACCGGCATCCCGAAGTACAGCTACGGCGACAACCCGCAGAAGGGCGCGGCCGGCACGGCATCGGGTCTGTCGATGCTGATGGCGCAGGCCAATACGCACCTCAAGGACTTGGTGGCGAACTGGGATGAGGGCGTCACGAAGCCCTTCATCGGCGCGCTCTACCGCTGGAACATGCAATTTTCCAGGGACGACAGCATCAAGGGCGACTTCGAAGTCAAGGCGACCGGCGTGTCCTCCTTGATGGCCAAGGAAGTCAAGGCACAAGCGCTAGCCCAATTCGGCGCCACCCTGCAGCCCGAAGAGCGCGCGTACATCAAGTGGGCGCAACTGGCCGAAGAAAAGGCCAAGACGCTCGACCTGGGCGAGCTCGTGAAGTCGCAGGAAGAGGTCGAGCAGGAAATGCAGTCGCCTGCAGCGCAGATGGCGCAGCAGATGCAGCAGATGGCCCAACAGCTTGCGATGGCCGAGCAGGAAGCCAAGGTCGCCAAACTCAAGGCCGAGGCCAACAAGATCGAGGCTGAGCGCCTGAATCGGATGGTCGAAGGCATCTATGCCGCGATGCAGGCTGCAGGCGTGGCCGCGCAGTCGCCGGCCGTGGCTGCAGGCGGGGACGCCATCCTGCAGTCCGTGGGCTACACCGACGCTACGCCCAACGATCCGGTGACGGGCAATGCGCAACAGCAAACCGCCGCAGCGCCAGTTCAGGGCGGACCCGCACCTGCGCCGATGGCCGACCCGAACGCCGGGCAGCGCGCAGGCATTGAGACGGCGCAGATCGAGGTGGCGCATTGACTGCTCTCCTCCCTAAAGGAAGGAGATTCCCACTTCACTGAATCCAGCCTCACTGCACTTAAATGCAGATCGGACTTACAGACTCTCCATGGGCTGAAACGGCCAGTCCGGCCGCCAAAACGTTGCGCGCTGCGTTTATGTCGCGGTCGTGGAGCGTGCCGCATTCCGGGCACACCCACTCGCGCACGCTCAACGGCAGCTTCGATACGGTGTGCCCGCAGTCACTGCACCGCTTGCTGGATGGATACCAGCGGTCGATGCCCACGAGCGTGCGCCCGTACCAGTGCGCCTTGTATTCCAGTTGCCGCACGAACTCGGCCCAGCTTGCATCGCTGATTGACTTGGCCAAGTGGCGGTTCTTCTGCATGTTGCTGACGGCAAGACTCTCGATGGCGATCACTTGGTTTTCGTTGATCAGCCGGGTCGAGAGTTTGTGCAGGAAGTCCCTGCGGGCGTCTGCCACCTTGGCATGCAGTCGTGCGACTTTGCGCCTTGCCTTGGCGCGGCGCGCGGAGCCTTTTTGCTTCTTGGCCAGTCGCCGCTGCAACTTGGCGAGCGTGGCTTCGTGCTTGCGAAACATGTTCGGCGCGGCGACCTTCTCGCCGGTCGAGAGAATCGCAAAGTGGGTCAGGCCCAGGTCGATCCCCACCTTGCCCGCGACTTCCGCCTTGGGTTGCACCGTGTCATCACACAACATCGACACGAAATACCGGCCCGCCGCGTCTTTCGACACGGCGACCGTCGTGACCTTGGCCGCACGCTGGAGGGTGCGCGAAAAGCGCACATCGAGCGGCGTGTCCATCTTCGCCAGCTTGAGCGTCTTGCCATCCCACTTGAAGGCGCTGGTGGTGTATTCCGCCGACTGTGGCCCGTCCTTGCGCTTGAAGGCAGGGTACTTAGCACGTTTGGCGAAGAAGTTGGCAAAGGCGGTTTGCAGGTGGCGCAGCGCCTGCTGCACCGGAACCGAGCTGACCTCGTTGAGCCATGCGAACTCGGGGTCTTTCTTCAGTTGGGTCAGCGCGGCGGAGGTTTCGTGATAGCCGATGCGTTCCTGACGCGCAAACCACGCATCGGTGCGCAGCCGCAGCATGTGGTTGTAGGCAAAGCGTGCGCAACCGAACGTCCGGGCGAGAACTTGTTCTTGCTCGGGCGTTGGGTAGAACCGGAAACGGTAGGCACGCTTGATGTCCATGCCTCACAGCATATATATATTTTCTGTGTAAAATGCAAGAAAGAGTCTCCCTGGAGATGCAGCCTATTGGCTGCGCTCCTTTCCTCCCCGGCATGAATGCCGAGGTTTCTCGGAGCAACTGATGAGTGAGCAAGAGCAAAAGGGCGGTCGCGCCGTCGATTGGTGGGCGAGGTTCAAGGAGGACCAGCCCGAGATGGCCGCTGCGCTATCGATTGCGCCTGGGACCGGGCAGCTCGCCGCGATTGCTGATTACTACAAGGCGATCGAAGAGGGTGATACCGAGCAAGCGGTCATGGCCGCAATTTCATTCGTGCCTGGGCTTGGGCTTATCAAAGGCGGGAAAGCCTTCAGGCTCGCCGGCAAGACCTTGCCCATCACGCCCAAGGGTGGCGTGATTACAAAGCAGATGCACGAAGCCAAGCCAGCGGTTGAGCGCGCGCTATGGCCTGCGACGAAGCGCGCAAACGAAATTGGCAACGTGGGCGTGGGGTTTGATCTGGGCGAAGGGGTGGTTGGGTCTGCGAGCCGGCGCGGGAGTGATGTTGCAAAGGCGTCAGGCATGACGTGGGAGGACGCGTTTAGCCGGCGCGCTACCACTGCTGACAAAAAACCCGCGGCAACAGAACTCACTCCTGAGCAGCAGCGCTACATGGACGAGTGGGGGCGCATCTGATGAGACCCATCACCGACGTGACCGAAGCCGGCAAGGCCGCCGCTGACGCACATGCCGAGCTCAAGAAGCATCGCCACTCCGAGCCCTACCGCCTGACCGTCGACTGGCTCGATGCGCTCGCGGCGCAGCACCAGGCGCAGGCCGTGAACATGCAGCCCGAAAAGCTCGCCGAGAACCAGATCCGGATTCGGCACCTGATCGCGCTGCGCGATGCGCTCGTGGCGCAGACGGGCTCGACCGGGTTCGTGTTCTGACCATTTCAAGACCGATCAAGACCGCCTCCGAGGCGGTTTTTTTTCGCCCGTCTCTCGGGCCTCGCACCGGCTCAAAGGAGGGCCAAAGACCATGATGAAAGACAAGAAGATGGACGAGTACCGCAAGGCGTTCAACGAAGGCGGCGCCGTCGAGTCGTCCGCCGAGGACATGAACGTCGCCGACAACAAGACGACCGAAGCGGCGCCCGAGGGCATTGCGGAGACGCCGGCCGTGGCTGTAGTGATCGCCGAAGGCGCGCCCGCGGGCGAGATGCCTGCCGACGCCGAAGACAAGGCCGAGATGAGCCATGAGGACGTGCAGCGCGCAAAGTCCTGGGAAGGCCGCATCAAGAAGCGTGAGGCCGAGCTTGCGGCGCGTGAGGCGGAACTCGCTGCGCGTGAGGCGGCGCTCAACGGCGAGGGCGTCGAGATGGCTGCGGGCGGCAAGGTCTGCCAGAAGAAGGACGGCGGCAAGGTCGAGATGATGGCCGAGGGCGGCGAAATCATGGACGACGAGATGATGCCTGCCGACGACATGACCGACCCGATGGCCAGCGAAGCGCCCGATCTGTTCGCTGAAGGCGAGGGCATGGCCGACGAAGGCGTGGAAGGCGACATGGGCGACATGGACGCCGACATGGCCGAAGCCGACACCGCGCCCGTCTCCGACGATCCGGTCGAGCAGATGGCTGCCGACTACGGCCCGGAAATCGTCGCCGCCGTCACCGCAATTGTCGAGCGCACCGTGCGCAAGATCGTCGAGGAAATGGGCGGTGCGTTCGCCTCCGAGATCGAAGGCAAGATCGCCGAGATCATGCGCGCCACCGACGAGGGCTTCGGGATGATCCAGGGTGAGATGCTGCGCTCGGTGGTCGATGACATTGATGATGTGCTTGAGAGCGAAGAATTCACCGCCTGGGTGGAAAGCCTGCCTGAAGAAGAGAAGGCGCAAGCCCAGCAAGTCATCGATGCCGGCACGCCCAGCCAGGGCATCAAGCTCATCAAGCAGTACAAGGCGCGCAGCAAAGGCCCGTCGCCTGAGGACGTGTGGGCCGAGGACGCCGCGGTGGCCGTCAAGGGCAAGTCGCCCGTGCGCCTGCCCGATCGCCCGTCGATGAGCCCTGAGGATGAATACCGGGCTGCGTTCAACGCCGCCTGAGCAAGACCAACATCAACCAACCAGCCCGCCGCCGAGCGGGCTTTTTCATGGCCGCGCCGAACCGGCCCCACCAACCCTTCGGCACCCCGCAGCACGCTATCCAGCAAGTAGGGTAGGTCCGCGCCAGTTTTGCAGTGCAGGGACACGCACACACGTTGCGCCCCAACACGGCACGTCAAGACGGCATACGAGGCTGATGACCCCTGATGCGGAAAGAGCGGCAGCGCAACACCTCTCTGCCATTCATTTCGATAAGGAAATCAAGCCATGAACGAATTTGGCGATCTGACCGTAACGCAGGCCGCGTACTCGGCCAAGCAGCTCCTCGAGCGCGCAACCCCGTACTGCATCCTGCAACAGACCGGCGCGATGAAGCCGCTGCCGGCCAACAACACCAAGACGCTCAACCAGCGTCGCTACAAGTTCGCGCCGAACAGCGGCAAGTTCTCCGCGCTGGGCGTGCCGCTGGGCGCTTCGGGTTTCATCCTCTCCGAGGGCGTCACTCCGGCTGCGCTCGACATCGTGGTCGAGAACTACGACCTCACCCTGAGCCAGTACGGTCTGGTGACTGGCGTCACCGATGTGGTCGACGACACCCACATCGACCCGGTGTTGGACGAAATCTACGGCGGCCTGGGCGAGGTTGCCGGCCCGATCGTGGAGTACATGCAGTGGGAAGAGTGCCGTACTGGCTCGCAGATCGTTCGCCTGGCGGGCGGCGTCTCGGCTGAAGGCTCCATCGTCGCTGCGCTCACTCTGGCCGACTTCCGCGCCTGCGTGCGCCGTCTGCGTGCCAACCATGCGCGATTCATCACCAAGACCGTCAAGTCCGACGTTCGCTGGGGCACCCAGGCGATCGAACCGGCCTTCATCGCGGTGGTGAACTCGGACCTGGAAGGCACCATCCGCAAGAACTTCGGTGACTCCTTCACCCCGGTGGCCGAGTACGGCTCGGGCGCGACCGTCCTCGAAGGCGAGTTCGGCAAGACCGAGAACGTGCGCATCCTGTCCTCGACCATCGTCGGCAAGCGCGCCGACGTGGGCGCGGCCGTGGGCACTGCCACGAACCTGCTGTCGGACACGGGCGTGAACGTGAACCTCTACGACGTGCTGATCTTCGGCGCGGATGCGTGGTGCGGCGCGGCGCTCAAGGGCGAGTTCGCCGTCACCCCGACCCTGGTTCGCGCCAAGCCGAGCGAGTCCGACCCGCTGGCCCAGCGCTCCAAGGCCGGTATGAAGACGATGCAAGGCGCCAAGGTCACTCAGCCCGCCCACATCGTCAAGCTCGTCTGCGGCGCCCTCAAGGACACGCTGCTCTAACCCACAAGCCCTAACCGGCTGACCCGAGAAGCCCTCGACTCCATTTAGTGGGAGCGGGGGCTTTTCACGTTCACAAGGACCGAAACCCCATGAACACTCGCACCAAGACCGACGCCACCGATGTCGTCGCCCCCGCCGAGCAGGCGCCCGCCCGCACCAAGCGCGTGATCTTCCAGCGCCCGGCCGGCAATCAGGATCTGGGCACGATGCTCGGCCTGAATGACTTCTGCCAGTACATCCCGTTCGATCAGCCGGTGGAACTGCCCGCCGAGGTGGTCGACTACTTCCGCGCCGAGAAGGTGGTGAACTACTTCGCCGGGCAGGACGGCCAGCCGGTCGCCTCCTACAGCGCGAAGTTCAACATCCTCGACGCCTGATCGGCGTTTGAGCCAAGGCCCGCCACTCGCGCGGGCCTTTCCTTTCTCTGGACTCGCGCGACATGGCCAAGCATTCCGACTTCTACCCGCTGATCCTGCCCGCCGTTCCGGGCTGCCCGTACATGACCGTCGATCTGGCGATCAACCGGGCGGCCATCGACCTGTGCGATCAGGGGCGCGTGTGGGAAGAATCGCTCGATGCGCTGACGCTCATCGGCAGCATCGATGCTTACGAGATCGATCTGCCGGCCGGCGCGGTCCTCGTGTGCGTGCGCAACGTGCGCCTCGATGCGCGCCCGCTGCAGCTCATCACCTCCTGGACGGACTTCGAGGGCAGGGTGGCACAACCGGGCCAGCTCACGCACTACGCCATGCGCGGCAACGAGCTTGTCGTCTATCCGGCGCCGCACCAGTCGGGCGGCCGGGTGACGCTCGTCGCCACGCTGAAACCCGCCTTCAACGCCACAAGCCTACCCGACGTGCTGCTGCAAACGCACATGGGCACGGTCGCCGAGGGTGCGAAAGCGTACCTCAAGGAGATGACGGGCGCCGCCTGGTCCGACCCGTCAGGCTTTGCGCTTGCCTCCCAGCGCTTCCGCGAGGGCGTTTCGCGCGCTCGCATCAACGTCGAGCACGGCTTTGCCGCGGGCTCGCTCTCGATCACGCCACGCCGCTACGGGCAGAGGTAATCCAATATGGCTGCAATCCAAGTCAATGACGTCGTGGTCCGCGTGGGGCAGTTGCTCCAGGACACGACTCACATCCGCTGGCCGCTCGCCGAGAAGCTCCAGTACATCACCGACGCCGTGCGCGAGGTCTGCTTCTACAAGCCCGATGCGTGCGTCAAGACGGCGGTCGTCAATCTCGTC